TGGCCGATTGGACTTCGTTTGATACGGCTCAGCAAAAGTTTAACGGCATGGTAGACCCGATCACCGGCGAACCGATCAGCGTCGAAATTGACACGGTAGTCGTTCCGAAGGCTCTTGAGACTTTGGCAAACCGGATCGTGAATGCTTCGATGACCCGCCAAGGAACTAACAGCGGAAACAACCAAACCTACGTCAACGGAAACAGCGTTGCCGGTGCTCCGAGGATTTTGTCCGGTCAGTACGTCAAGCAACGAACCAATAGCGATTCGACTTGGTTCGCAGGACGACCAAAGGAAAGCTTCGTATACATGCAGAACTGGCCTTTGACTGTCACGCAAAGCGACGAGAACAGCGAAGTCGGATTCACCCGAGATATTGTTGTTCGATACAAGGCCTCCGAGCGTGGGGCCGCTGGTGTTCGCGAACGCTTGACGATGGTCAAGAACACCTAGTTCTAAGTCTCGTCTGGTCGATTGAGGGATGGAAGCCGCCTGGGGAAACCTGGGCGGTTTTTTTGTGTCTGTAGCGAACGCCCTTTTTTGTTGCTAGAATTTTGCAACGTTGCGTTTATTCATCCCTCGAAACGGAGTATTGCAGATGGCCAAAGAAGGCAAAGACGAAGCGACAATGGACGAACGACTCAAGCGACTCGAAGCGGCTGAGGCAGCCCTCAAAGAGCGCGAGAAGGCGGTCGAGAAACAAGAAGAAGCTTTAGCGGCTCAAAAGGATTCCGGTGCCCAGCGACCTATCAGGCCATCGGAGGCAGTGACTGTCGGCGAGGGGTACAAATTCCATGTCGGGCCGATTGCAACCAACACAGGGCTACCGACCAAGGAAATCGATTGCTGTGACGAGTCCGAGGCCCTACGGTGGTACGTTGCCACGACCGGACACCCTAAGAATCCAACTAAACAGGTTGACCCGGTGTCGTACCCGTTGTGGGTCAAATGCCTCGATCCAAGGCGCGAGGAGAACCGGAAAGTCAGCCTGCGAATCGCCATGATACGAGCAAAGTCTGAACGTGGGAACGCTTTGACACAAGAGGAAGAATCGATCCTCGATGCAGCCGAAGCCGAGCGTCTTGGCCTCTAGGTGAGCATAGCTCGACTAGGATAACTCTAAGGGGTGCGGCATGAGTTTTCTTGACGATCTAAAGACGAGACGAGAGACGGTAGCGGCTCAACTTGCAGCGATGACTTTAACGAGCGTCGGAGGCAAGCCAAACGCGAATACGGCTGACGGTGGGACTACGGTTGACCATGTTGGATTTCGCAAGTCACTTCTAGAGGAACTCAAGATGCTCGACGAAGCAATCCTTCGTGAAGCAGACGTACAGGCCGCACTTGATAACGAAGATGGATCTTGGGAAATTGAATCACAGGTGTACACATGAGGCAGGATATTCTTTCGGTTGCGATCGCTGACGGACAAAGCACGAGCAGCGAAGTCACGATCCCAGAGGGCCAGAGCCTCCTAGCGATCAGCCTCAACGATGATGGATTCGACGGTGCAAACGTTGGCTATGAAATCAACTTCGATGGCACGCATTGGCTTACGGTTTATCAGGCCGATTCGACCACAGCACACACGACCTTGCTGAGTTCGACCAAGCGTTATGTCCCGGTGAACTCGGCAATCTTTTTGGCCTCGGCGCGAGGGTACGACAACAAGCTAAGGCTCAAGGCAGCATCGAACCAAACCGGTGCGATTACGATCAATCTTCACTTCCGACAGATCAGGTAGGATACCGTGATAGAAAAAAGCAGCATTGAGAATTTTTTTGACAAGTACGGCGACTTGATTTTAGGTTGCATCCCTGGACTTGTCGTAGGTCTGTTGGTTGGCTTGACTGTCGGTTACTTTGCGTTTTCAGGTGGCAACGTTGCCAGCCAGGATCAGCTTGAACAGGCGAAATTGAAGGCCCTTGAGCTTGAGTATCTCGAAGGTCGTGTGAAGTCGCTTGAGGAAAAAGCCAGCAAAGCGATTCAACAAAAGCCAAGCGGTCAGGCTTATCAAGCAGTCCAAGCCGAATCGAAAGAGATCACGATTTTCACGATACCGAACTGCCCACCGTGTGAGAATTGGAAGTCGATCGAGTGGCAACGTTTCCAGCAAGCAGGCTGGAAAGTAATGCTTTGCGAGCCACCGAATCACGGTTATAGCAGGGCACCTACATTTGAGATTCAGCGGGGATCTAGGAGATCAACGCACGTTGGTTATCTGTCACTTGAAGCAGCAGAACGGATAGGACTATGACGGTCTTTTTTGCTTACCTAGGATGGTTTTTAGTATCGTTGGCAGTTGCGGATTTCATCGCCGGTGTGTTTCACTGGTGGGAGGATCGATACCTAACAGCAGATACTCCGTTTTTGCTCGGGGTGCTCATCGGTGGGCCGAACAAGGAGCATCACAAAGACCCGTTAGGACTTACGCGCGGGACGTACTGGAATCGCAATTGGACGACGATCGTACCTTCGATGGTTCCGATGATCGCTTGTCTTTGCATCCCTGCTTGGCGTGACGGTTGGCTAACGTTTGCCTTGCTGAGTCAAGCCAACGAGGTACATGCCTGGGCACACTCGAAGGGAAAGTGCAATCGTTTTATCGAACTGCTACAGGAGATAGGCTTGGTGCAAAATGCCAAGCATCACGGAGGGCATCACAAGGCACCGTTTGAAGTACGGTACTGCGTGATGACGAATTGGCTGAATCCGGTGTTGGACGCTGTTGGATTTTGGCGAGGTTGCGAAAATCTTATTGCTCTAACAGGAATTAAAGTTGTAGTATGAACGACGAACCATTGATTGAAGAACTGCAGAAATCTCAATACCAAGGCACAAGCGACCAACAAGCGGCGGACACTGTAAACGCCTTGACGGTGCGAGTCGCTTGCAATGTCAAAATCGTCGATGTGCTTAAGTATGCCGTTGACCAAGGCATCTACGGCAAAGTGAATGCCGATGCTTACGACCCTTCCCTTCCTAGAGATCAAAGGATTGCGATTTGGAATATCAAGGGCTGGGTTGACAACCCGAGCAACCCATCGGAGGTTGCCGACATGACATCGCAAACAGCAGCGACGATGATTGCGGACTTGGTGCAATACGGCTATGCAACTCAGGCCCACGCTCAAGAGCTCGCTGGGATGGGCTTCAAAACGATCCTGTGGGTCGATCATGTTAGCATCGGAACTCAATCGGCTGATTCGATTCGAGTAGCGAGGGATGTACTTAACGGGGCAGCGGCCAAGCGTGCCCTATGGACGCAGCAAAATATCGATCGGTACAACTCAACGCAAGCGATGATTGATCGATACAAACATGGCGATGAGGATCTGGTGATAAGTGGCAATCTCTAGAGTCGGCTCTGCTTCCGCATTAGCAAACAATGTTGCATTACCTGCGCATCAAGCTGGTGATTTGATCTTGATTTACTCTAGCTTAAATTCCACCTCTGGAATAACACCACCAAACGGATGGTTAGTTATCTCACAAGCAGCAAGCAGTGGTTCAACTGCTTGGATTGGGGCACGCCTAGCTAAAACCGCAAGCGAAGCTAGCGGCTCGTGGTCAGGAGCAAATGCAATTCACGCAGTGGTATACAGATCCTCTAATGGTATTTTGTGGATCCCAAATTTGACCGGAAGTCTCGTTAACTCTCCAACCATCACTTACCCTGCTAATAGTCAATACGATGGAACTGAAAGTGACCTATGGTACGTAGCCACGATGTATAACGCTTCTGGCACTAACGCTTCTGAGGTTGCGCCAACAGGCATGACTAATATAAATAGCCTAACTGGTTCAGGCTTCAAAACAGCGATTCACGACACAAACGGATCATTCTTAGCTAACTGGACGCAACGAACCGTGACTGTTGCTAGTTCAGTAATTTTTAGGACAGCGGTGATCGCAATCTATGAATTAGCTGGAGGTGGTGGTGGCGGCTTGATTTTGCCTAGGTCAATGAATGGAGGCTATTCGGCGTGAGCAAGCAAAAAACAACTAAGGCAAAAACGAGCCGATCGCTCCCGGTGTTTATCGCCGACACAAGCAGCACAACGGGC